CGGAACCATAAGAAGGGCGGTTGCTAGGATTACATCGGGGTCAAAGACATGCCAAGGTACCTTACGGTACCTGGCAGGTCGATAAACCCTGAAATATCTTATGCTATTACGCACTCTTGGTCTCCAACGTTCTTCATCGTCATGGACGAGAAGGTCACCTAAACTCACTGGTCCACGAAGGGACCTGATGTTATTCGGGAGACTATCTAAGATAGTCCTCCAAGTACGCATCAAGGTTTTACGCCTAAGAGAGTTAGTCATAAGTGACCGAATACCGTTGGCAAAAGCGATCAACTGTTGCGGTTCGTTCGGAGACGACTTCAAATAGTAGGGACGTACGTCCACACCAGAGAAGAAATCTCCACCACAACTTTCTCGGAAAGGCCCAGAAACAAAAGTTTTACTCTTATTCGCAGACATCCCAAAGAAATTGAGAATAGCGATAACGTCCTTTGAACTTTCAACGGGAACGATTATATCGTCCCCGTAGACAAAAACATTCTCACCCGCCTTATGGGTAGGGGAGGATGCCAGGGAGAGCACTAAGAAAATTAGTGTCTCAAGTTCAAAGGTGAAACCATTACCCATAGAAGAAAATTTCTCTAAGAGAAACCAACTACCTCGAAAAGAGGTCTTCTTGGAACGAAGATCGTTTAGATACTCGTACCAAGAATGGGGAAGCAGCAACTTCACAAGGTTACTGCAAATGGTGTCGCTAGCATTGGAAAGATCAATAGTAGCAAGATGGCCTCGGATAGAGGCTTCACAGGCGACACGCCTGTGAATATCTTGACCATGCTTTAGGTCGATCCCAAAGCGCCTCAGTCGACGACGGATAACCGCCGCGATGCCTAACTGGTAAAAGATATTCAGCGAAGGTTCAATGGCAATGCCACGATCTTTCGTCGAGTCTTTTGGAACCGTTGTGAAACGGTTACCAGGAACAAATAGAGGAGATCTACCTGAATTAGCACAAGCGGAAGCCCATGCAGTGCCAACCCACTCAAATAAGAATGGGTAGGCATCAGGTGTGATAGTGGGTACTGATGACATTTTGTCAGGAATCGTTGACAAAGATCCCCTATCGCCATATGTAGAACCAGGTCCATGCCGACCCCCAAGATTGAGGGAAGGTAGCGGGCCCAAGATCGTCGAACAAATTTTACGAGCGCTCAAAATAAAAGAGTGCACGGCCTTATCTGTATCTGGCAGGCCAGGACTGAGATAGGGAAGAAGACGAAGATTGGTTCTAAAACATACACGTTCGCAGGCCAGAAAGCTCTCTTCAGCCACGACCTTTCGGTCGATACTGGTGGGGAGACATTCTAACTTGCGGAGCATGCTTACAGCAGCGGCATCACGCCAATAGCTGTCAGCACAAGTGTATGACACAGGATCAACGCGCAGAGAAGCGAGTTGATCCCACTCGCCAAACCTATAAAGCAAAGAAGCTTTCAGGCTAACGGGTGTGTCGATGTCCTCGAAGAAACGCAGGACAGACTTTTCCACAGAATGTGGTAGAAAGTTCATGATGTGACCTCAGGGTTGCTCGACACCACCAGGCTTTTCAACCACAAGGGCTGAATCAACACGGCAGAAATGTCGAAACAAGGGTAAACCTGCAAAGTACCATACTAGCAGGAGGATTGAAACCAAAAGAAGAACCGTATCACGCGGGCGCATAGCCTACGGTCAACGTGTCTTCAATCAAAGCAGCAGCTATAAGGTTGCCGATTTGAGCTCCGAATTCTGCAGCATCAGCATCAGGCATAGCGCCTGGTATGATAGCTGAGAATTGGAAGTTGGCCCGAGATCCAATTTTGGTCGTGCTCGTTGTCGTGTCGGTAAATACCGACGGATACGAAAACTGGCCATCAACCCTTCGAGCAGTATTGTCCCCGTTATTACGGGAAGAAATACGCAATTCAGGTCGCTGGCCAGGAGTACCCGTAGCAGCATTGTTCCGCCAGACGGCAGGGGATTTATCCCCGCCCGAAGCGACGACAGCTGTGAAGGTCACATCCGTGGATCCATCGTCTTTCTTGATGGTAATATTAGCCATTGTTGGCATAAAGGTTCCTAAGAGGAAAGGAAGAGGCTCGTGAGAGCTTACCTTAATTGTTGAACCAGCAGGGAAATTGCCGTGAGGCCCCTGACTGGAGACAAGCCCTTAAAAGGTTTAAGAGCCAGGGACGGGCCTGAAATGGACCCGATAGTTCTCGAGCAAAGGACGAGCTCGTAGCTTTGGTAAGGACCAAAATACGCTACAACCGTCGATTTGCACGAATCCAGAGCTGTCGTCGAGCCACCAGTGGTCTGGGTACCCGCGAAGTCAGTGTAGGAAGCAAGAACTTGCCCTACATTGGCCCACCAATCTACCACGAAGGAGAAAGGTAGCAACTCCCAAGCAACGCTAAGAGGGTTTACAAGACCCAGTTGCGAAGCGAGATGCAGATTGTGGTTAGTCACTTCGACATCGCAAACAAGGAGCGTTTTACAAAGCTCATTGGTCGTCATGCCGCTAGTGAATGGACCGACAGTGTTCGGAGGATAGGAAATACCTCCAAAACTCGTCCCTCTTCCGCGAATCCTCCGTTTAAAGGGAAGATGAGGGTTGATGAACGAGTGAACAGCTGCATGGACATCTTGCATAAGGGGCTCCCATCCGAAATGGTATTCGAGGAAGTTATTCGCAAAACTTTTTGAATGGCCACGAACACCACCACTAAATTTTCCTTTAGTGATGGGGTTATAAGCCATCTGCAGAGTTTTGGCCGCCGATGCAAAATCAAGTTTTCTCAAATCACGGATAAATGAAACCATCTGGGAAGATCGTTTCACTATCATATCGAGACCCTGTTTCTGTTCAGCAATGTTGACACCCCATTGGGATTGATCACCAAGCTGTTCAACTAACTTCGCGTAAGCCTTATTATAACTGAGTTGGCGACCATTGGCATAAAAGCCAGGGGCACTACCAGTATAAGCGGGATCAACGCTGGTGTTAGCGAGAACTCGCCGAAATTCGAATGAGAAAGGAAGTGGAATATTGTAGGGTTTCCCCTGACGATGCCACCTGCGTTGTAAAAAACGCGGTCCCCCATACGAGCCTTCGGTATGAACAAGTTCTGCTGAAACAGGCGCAACCATGGTCTAAAACCTCCATAAAGGTCAAAAAGACCTGCAACTAGTTCAGAGTAACCCCATGATCCGGATGGACTGGGCTGAACTAGGGCACTTCTTACAGCCACTTAAGCATGGGCGGCTCCGAGACTTCGTGAGTCTCGGGTAAGAAGGTTATCATGCTTGGAGTCGCAGAACAAGGTAACCGACAAATATGGTTTGCGAACGGAAGTTCGACTGGCCATTTAGATGGGTACCTGAGTAATGTCTCTAAGCAGCATGACAAAGAGAATCCCCGCG